GGGTGTATGTTGTTAATCCATCAAAACAAGAAGGAGTATTACCATCCCATTTTAATATAGCTTTTGCTCCATCAGTAGTTTTTCTTAAAGTATTCATAGATGTTTGTATAGCATTAGAAATCATTTCATCTGTAATATCAGATGCATTTATAATAATCCACTTTCTATTTAAATAATCCATTATGGTGTATCCTCTTGGAAATCTGCAGCTTCCATGTTAGTCATTGTTCCATTATTTGAATTAGCAGACTCATCATAAATAGTAGTTCCAGTTGCATTTTCAGCCCCATCACCCATTCTCCACCATGCTGCTAAATTTGCACTTGCTACTCCTGTCCTATGGTTGTAACCATTTCCGCTATTATATATTGAGGTTACATTAGATGCTGAAAGCGCACTATTATAAACTGCAAAATCAGATATATTGCAATTTGTATGCCCTGCCACGCTTCCATTGTTATTATACCCTGCAATAACAAAATCTACTCCAGAAGAAAAAGCATTCCAATTTGTCTTACTTAGAGAACTTAAAGATGTTGAATTTACTACAGAACCATTTAAATAAAAAGCAACAACATTTCCAGCAGTTTCACCCATACTTGCTGTAACAGCAAAATGTGTCCAGGCACTTGCCCCGTCAGAAAGAGCGGTTGAGCAAATTCCTGATTCAGCTTCATTATTAGCTTTTAGATACCACTTCAACTTACCATTAGATTCTATTGAAATATATATCACATCATGACCTGTATTATTTGAAAGTCCTGCTAAATATTGCCTTCCAGAATTATCAGCCTGGGCGTCTGCTAATTTTATCCAAAAAGAAAAAGAATGAGCATCTGCAATAGTAGAATCTAAATCTCCTACATTTAAAATTTCATCCGAACCATCAAATGCTAATGACCACCTATCAAATTTTGAATAAGGTGCTGAACCACTTACTGAATTTTGTACTCCTAGTATCGGCATATTATCCTTTGTAAGCTATTACTTTACCACCACTAGTAAGTGAAAAATATTCAAATCTTCCAAATATAGTTGTTCCTTTAGGAATTGTGAAATCTGTAGCCATAGTAGAAGCACCTGTTGTGCCTGAAGCTCCATCAACCATTGTATTTTCAATATTTGTACAATCACTTACATCCACTTCTGAATCTATTATTGCTGTTATTGCTACAAATGGACCCGTATGAATAGAGTCATCATCTATAAACACTGAACCTGCCTGTCCTAACGCAGCATTTTGTGCCTCAGCAACAGTATATCTCATTAATGTTCTTGCCATGTTTACCTCCTGCCCTAAGCACTGGCTGTGCGTGAATGGGCTTGTTTATTGTTAAAATTTTAGTAGGTTCGCAGGGCACCTTTTAGTGATACCCCGCACAGTCCTACAAAACTGTTAAACCTTATTTATTCGGTTTAAACAAGAGTATATTCGACAACACAACTCCATCTACCAGCATCATAATTTGTTGCATGGTTTATAGCTGTATTTGTACGCATATACAAATGATTAGTAGCCACTGGCAATACGATATGAGGCGCTGCCCACTCTATATTGTTAGCTGAATTAAAGTCTATTTTATCAGCTTCAGTTGCGGTTGTAGCTAAGTCGTAACCCTCAGGTGACAACTGTGTAGCTCCAGCTCCAAATAGTTCAACTGCTCCAGTAACTGCTCCATTAAGAGCTTCATTTGCTGCAGTTCCAGCTGCCACACTTCCAGTCATTGAAGTGCCTGTTGCAACTGTGCAAACAAAATATATTTTAGTTACTACTATTTTAACAGCATCATTATAGCCATCAGGAACACTTGTATCAAATGCCCCCATGTACTGTATGATGTCGTTATCAGCATAAGCAGTTGTAGCAGA